GTACTCAATCAGGCGGCGCAGTTCACCTTCGGATGCGTGCTTGCGTGTGCCCGTCAGGTAGTCCACAACGTGAGTGTTTGAAGACATGATCGCCGTTGCCGCCCATACAGACAGGTTCAAGCGTTCTTTGTTGGCTCCAGACTCCATACGCTCTTTGCCGCGACCCTCGCTCATACTAAGCAGGAATGCAGGGAACCATTCAAAGTCGTCACGGTTCTTGCTGGTGATCTCATCGGTGATGAGTGGGTTGCTATGTAAAAGTCCAAGGCGCTGTTGCATGGCAACAGGAGAAGTGCCAGCACCTGTACGGTAGTGGATGGGGTGACCCCAGATGGATGCAGCGCCGTCCAGCGCCAGCGACTTGCCAGTACCCGACTCGGTTGAGGCGCAGTGAACAGTCAGACCGTGCAGTCCTGTGAAGCGCATCAGCGGTGAGCCAGCGCCCATCAAGATGATGGCCAAGTGATCCCAGAGTTTCTTCCTGACCAGTAGGTTGATGAAGTTGCGCCAGTTCTCAAGCGTTCCTGTTGGCTTGGAGTTCATCGTGATGTTCTCAAGCCCGGGCATCGGCACTTCGATGGGTTCTTTGTTTGCAGAGTAAATCTTGCCGCCGAACACGTAGGTGTCGTTGGGTTGCCAGCCGTAGCTGGACGGTACTTCAATAGGTTTTTTCTCACTGCTCATCTTCTCAACGCAAGCCCTCACGTAGTCATACAAGTTTTTGTCATTGCCTGAGCCGAAAGCGGCCAGTACGTTTTGCTGAGCCAGCGCCTTGACTGTTTCATCTTTGCTGACCACCGCCTTTTGCGGGAATGAGATGTTCACAGTTTTGTAGTCCCGCACTGCCAACATGTGTACAAGATGTTCACCGTTATGGCTCAGGATGTCCACAGGGAACAAGTCGTAGGGCAACAACATGATTTGGCGTTTGGTCACCTGACCGTTTGCATCGGTATCTTCTTTCTCGATGAACACGCCGCCCCTGACTCCATACGCATACCCTCGTGGTGCTTCAGGGCGGATTACTTTTTTTGCTGGTTCACCTTCTGCTGATGGCAACTCAAGCATGGTCTCTGTGGTTACCACGGCGGTCTCACGACCAAGCGCCAGTGGGTTTGTGATCTTGCCTCTGTGCTGACAGCCGTCACACACGCCGGGGTTTTCTGAATCAAACTTCACGCATGGGTATGGGCCTTTGATCTCAGCCAGCTTCTGGTGCATGCGCTCGTGTGGGTATGGGTGCAGGTCAGATAGCCAGATAACAGCCTTCTCACCATCGTTGCACTTTTGAGCAATGCTCAACCATCCACGCCACAGCGGCTCCATGCCGTCCTCTGATGCGTTCTCAGCGTAGTGCCGAAGCTGCTCACAACCAACACCGTCTCTGGTCTTCTTGTAGATGTTCTTAAACAGCGTGACACTGTTTTCAAACAGCTTGACCGTGGTGGGTGTGTGCGGTGCGTCAGGGCGTTGTCCGGGTAGTGCCAGCGTTGTATTTTGCTGGCGCGAGAGCATCGGCATGGACTTGAGCTGACTTGCAATGTGGTTGGCCAGATCATCGAAATCAAACGTGTCGCCCTCAGCCAGTATGCGCACCGGTCGCGGCGTAGCGTACTTCGCCTTGTTGTTGAACGTGCCGGGGAAGCGCAGTACTCGGGCTGAGTCTGCTGTCACCGTCATGTCGATACTCAAGCCTTCTTGTTTGCACAGGCGCTTCAAGTTCTCAGCAACAGGCTTCCACTCAAATACCGCAACCGTCTGTGTGAAAGGCCAATAGCAGTGCAAGCCACCGCCTGAGTCAACGATGTAGGGTGTACCCAGTAAGTCCAGCCCAGTCTTCACAAGGAAGTCGTTGAGTGCAACAGCCGCTGACTTCTTCGTCTCGTACCCGTCCATGTCAATGAACAGTGATCGTATGAAGCGTGCGTTCTCTGCTGTGCGCTTGCCTTTGTTTTCAAACGTGGACAGCGCGAAATAAATATCCTTCTTGTCGCCCCATTTCGTTACGGATGTGGGCATGTCCTCCAAGTGTTCGACAAAATTGTGCTCCTTCTTTTTTGTAGTTAGCTCTGTCGTGCAGTACAACCCGTTGTCCGGGGACGGCAAAACAACCGCTAGGAATTCAAGCGGGGTCATGTGTATCCTCGGTTAATTTACTTGAACAGGTCGAGCTGTGCTTCGTCTCGCAGTGGGTATTCTTTCTCTGGCGCTATTGCCGTGAAGCGGCGCAAGATTTCAATCTGCCAATCCAGAGGAGCGCCCGAAGGATTGTCGTCCACATACATTGCGAAGTACTTGATGAGTTCTTGGTTGCTTAAGGTGCGAGGCCGTAGTGCTGACATATTTTTCTCCATGCGTCATCTGCTGAATGTGCTGCTCTGAGGATTGTGAGAAGCGTATCGACTCGGTGCTCGTAGGCTGGAAAGATGTCGCCACCTTCAAACCAGTTGTAGACCGTCTGTCGTGATACGCCCAAGGCTTTTGCAATACGCACAACTGAAAAGTTGTGATGCACCGCCCACCGTCCAAGCTGGTTGCCCGGAGTCTTTGGCGCACGCATGATTGCGTCGATTGTTTTTTGTGAGTAGGCCATGATTGTTTGGGTAGGGGTACTCGCTGCGTCTGTTTCGGTGCGCCATCCCCGAATTTTTGTTTTCACTAGCGCATATCCAGCATCCGCTTTCCCCCCAAAACTCCTTACTTTACGTTGATGAACGGAACTGCATTGCCAGCCATTGTTGTTGGCAAATTACCGTCCCACTTTTCAATTGCCTTGAGCTGTACGTATGACGCACCGCCTTGGCTGTTGATCGCCTGTGTTTCAATCTGAATCGCTTTGGCTCGGCCTTCTGCTTTGGCGATTTCCTGCTTTGCTTCGACTTCGATACGTTGAAGGTCTTGCTCTGCCTTGAGTTTGCTCTGCGTGGCTACGACCTTGGCTTCGATGGCCTTCTGGTACTCTGCGCTGAACCCGAAGTTCACCAGACTGATGTCGCCTACCATGACACCATACTTCGACAGCTTCCCCGCCAGTTCTTCCTTGACCTGCGCGGACACCAAGTCACGCTTAGTAATCAACTCTTCACTGGTGTAGTGTGCAGTGATGGCCTTCAACGCTTCGCTCATCGCAGGAAACACCACGCGGTCTTGCAGGTCGAGGCCAAACTCCTTGTAGATGTGCGCGGCCTTGGAGCCATCCAGTCGGTAATTCAACACAACATCCGTATGAATCTGTTGCAAGTCCTTTGTCCCTGCGCTGGCGTTGTTGATGCGGTATGTGGTCAACCGAACTTCAACTTCCTTCACACGGGATATAGGGTTCACAAAGTGAGCGCCTTCAGCAAGGGTTTGCTGGTTGACTTCTCCCAATGTGACCTGCACACCAATGTGCCCCGCAGGGATTACTGTGAAACACTGGAAGGCAAATACCACCAACACAACACCAATCGAAATTGATGCTGGTAGTGTCTTGTTGAATGTTGGCTCAGGCTGGTCAAAGTTATCTTTGTAACGTGCCGCAAATTCTTTGTTTCTTCGCCAAGAATCAACCTCGCTACGATGCAAAAAATAAAACCCGACAAACACACCCACTGCTACCAACACTGACAAAATAATAAGTCCCATCTACTTCTCCTGTTTGTTTTGAATGGGGGCCGAAGCCCCCGGTTTATTTACTCATCATCCCAGTCGGACACCAGATCAGCCAGCTTGCCTTTCTTGGCAGGCACGGCAGAAGCTTTGGCGGCTTCTTTGCGAACTTCAGGTTCGTCCTCAGCATCGGCAACAGGCGCGGCCTTGGCTTTCTTGGCTTTAGCAGCAATAGGTTCATACGCAGGAGCGTCTTCTTCCTTGGTCAACTCACCCATCGGACGGCTACCAGCAATCGACATCTTTGGCCCAGCTTTCACGCCATCGCTTTGCGCCACGGTCATAACCACAGCACGCTGTGCATCCGGACTCGCGGCTTGCTCCTGCACAACTGCGTACTCCTCATCTGTCAGCCAGCGCACTGGTTTGAAGAACAGCTTGGGAGACTCAGCCTTGGTGTCAAAGCGCATCTCAGTGACGATCTGCTCAGGGTTGACAGGCGGGTTCTGCACAGCCAGATAACGGGCATACGCTTGCAAGGGGCGCTTGTCGCCTTCTTCCTTACCAAACACAGAGGTGGCTGGCAAAGTCAACTGCAACACATCGCCTTCGGGGTTGTCGGCCAGCACCACAGCCAGACGCTGTTGGTAGCGGCAAGCACGGCTATTACCTTGGCCAGAACCGGCGATGTTCTTGGGACAGCTCATGCAGGTTTCAGCCTGCTTGTTCTCGGCGCTGGGGTCAGGGCGTTCACCATCATTGCTCCAGCAGTCAGGTCCGGTGATGTTGTCGGCATCGTACTGAGCGGCGTAGAAGATACGGCTGACCTTGGGGGCAGCTTTGACGATGATGACGTTCATGTGGCGGTCATCAATGGACGCGACTTCTTTGCCACCAGCTACCAGACGGAACACGCCGCCTTTGATAGAGATGCGCTTGGTGCTGCTTACACCGCCGCCTGTGAGGGCTTTGGCTGTTTCGGACAGTTCGTTGTTGCGTGCGAATGCGGGGACATTTGAGGGGGAAAAAAGCGTTACGTTTGACATATAAAACTCACTTGGTTGGTTTGGTGATGCGGATTTCGAACTCAGTGTTTGAGTTCAGTCCCGGAGGTACAACCCCCGGGTTCTCTTCGAGAAACTGCGCCATGTTTGACTGTGCGATGCGTTTCTCCAGCAGGTCAACAGCGCCATGCTCAAGGATGAACTCCTTGAACGAAGACCAGTCCTGCGTGTTGAAGCGCGTCTTTGTCATCATGGATACAGTCCCAAAGGGACTCTTCACAGATGAAACGCCCAAGGCTTTCATCTGATCTTTGATAGCGAACTTGATTTCATCTTGTTGCGCTTTGAGCACTTCCACCTTGGTGTCGTACTCTTGGGTCAAGGTGTCGATCTCCAGCTTTATTTTGCGGTAGACCTTCACCAGCTTGTCGAATGGGACTTGTTCTTCGTCCATTTACTTCTCCTGTTATTTGTCTAAGGTTGGACAGTGTACACAATAAATTTGGGTTTGCAACTCCTTTCAAGAATTTATTTCGATTTCAAACATTTGGGTTAACAAAGAGTTATCACTCACTTTCGCTTCAAGCGCCTTGAACATCTTCTTCTCGATGGGGGAGCCTTGGATGTGAATGACAGTTACTTTGTCTGAGTTCTGGCCTTTGCGATCAGCACGGGCAATACATTGGATGTACTGCTCCACGCTCATCAGTGGGCCAAAGAATACAACCGTGTCGGCGGCTGTCAGGGTAATCCCGTGGGCAGTCGCTTGTGGCTGCATGACCAGCACCCTTGGGTCTTTCTCATGCTGGAATCTGTGGATGATGTCAGCACGTTTGGTTGGGGAGATAGCGCCGTGGATGCATTCGTTGCTGATGTTCTTCTTGGTCAGGTGCGCTTGTATGGTGTCGATGCTTGAGCGAAATAACGCAAACACAATCACCTTGCGCTGGGTCTCCTCCAGTATCTCCTCCAGCACGCCAAGGCGCGGGGCGGCATCGAACTCAACCACTTCTTTCTCATCTGTGTACACAGCACCGCAACTGATCTGCAACAGCTTGCTCACACCAGCGGCGGCATTGACCGCGCTGATCGTCTCGCCTGCGGCTTGCACCAACATGCGGTCTTTCAAGAGGTTGTAGTACTTGGCTTGCTGTGGTGTCAGCGGTACTTCTCGTGTCATGGTCATCACAGGCGGCAAGTCCAGACACTGTTCTTTCGTAAAACGAATCGCTGGTTGCAACGCTTCATGCACTACCTCTACTGCGTTGTGCTTGGGTGCCCACTTGTACAGCGTGATCTTGTTCATCACCTTGTCTCGCCATGCAGTGAAGAAGTTAGGTACGCCGTCTGGGTTCACCATTTTTGCCAAGCCGTATGCGTCCACTGGTGACTGCGATGCTGGTGTACCCGTCATCATCCACAAGTGTGTGTTTGGTTTGATGATTGACTTAAGTGCCTTCCATCTGCGTGTGGTCACAGTTTTGTATGCGTTGGCTTCATCAACAATGATGAGATCAAAGCGCCCGTCTGCATTCACTTCGTCTGCGATTAGATTCAGGCCTTCGTAGTTTGTGATGACGAACTCGTAGTCTTGCTGAATCATTTCAATACGCCGACTAGCTTGAGGGTGATGCGCGACAATGGCCGAGCGATGAATGATGCTGTTGCTTAAGTCAGCCATCCATGCAGACTGCATGATGGATAAAGGACACAGAATCAAACAACGGCGCACATGCTTGATCTGCATCAAGTAGTCAGCCGCCCACAGCGCGGCAAGCGTCTTGCCTGTACCGGGT